TCCGTGTTACGGGCATCCTTAAACACCTCAACACGATCAAACCAGTCATCCTCGGCCATCGAATCAACATCCTCACAAAACAGCCGATCCTTGCCCTCGCCGCGGCCACCAACCACCACCGAAGTAGCCTTCGGGGCGTCACGCACATACTCCCACGACACAATCGAACCCGACTCGGCAGTCAACACATGCTTCCGGGTCACAGCCGGCACACAATCAAACAGCAAACCCCGCTGATCAAACTTCGCATTCTCAAACTGGTTCACCGTGACAGTCATCCGAGCCCACGACAACACCGGCAACAACTTGTCTGCAAACACGTGAAACCGCACCTGAAAATCCTTAATATAGCGTCCACGACGCTCATCATCGGTCATAAACAAACCAGGCGGAAAACGCCAAGCATTATCCCCCAACACCTGCTTAGCAACCGACTCCGCCGCACCCGAATAGTGAGCATAATCCCTGTCCGCACGCCACTCCATACCAACCATACCAGGACGATAATTCACAGGCCACATCAGCATACGCCACAACAGGCGGATATCATCCTCACACGTGATAGTCACCCGCGAAGACCGCCACGGACCCACACCATGCACCTTACGCACAGGCCCAGAAAAAATCTGGCCACCACCATAATCAACAACCAGCCGTGCACCCGGCTTCGTCAACCCGTCAAGCCTAGAATGATCACCCGACACCACCAACTCCAGCGTAGACAAACCATTCCACTTCAACGACAACTTCAACGACTCAAAAAAATTGATAGGCGCCACACGGCGATAATCCGGTGTAAACAATGTTACATGCGGAACAAGACCAGCCATCAACTATTCACCAAGCCCTCAAAAACCTGTACTGCACCGACACAACAATGGCACCCAAACCAACCATCTCAATATTCACACTCTTAGAACCTGTCTCTTAAATCGGGGCAAACTCCCACTCCTTCAAACGATCCATCACATCCTCAAACCCGTTCAACAATGCAGACTGCTGGCGAGGATCCGTATCAATAGTGATCCAATCATACTCCTCGACAGGATAGTCCGAAGACACACGCAAACCATCAATCTGCACAGACCACGACTCCAAAGGCCCCTCGACACGAATCACAGGCCACGCCGGAACATCACCCTTATTAGACAGGTTATCCCAGCCCGAGCCCACACCAGGCGTCAACACCACAGGAAACGCAGTACCATCCTTGCCGACAGGGCCGCCACCCAACCAATCCTGCAACTTAGCGTTACTAAAACGAAACTTTTGCTCCTCCCCATACCAAAACGGGTCATAAGCTGTCAAATGAAGCACATAGCGCGCATAGCCGCGATTCACCGGATCAACCGTAAACGTGTCATCCGCCGAATCAAACCGGCATTTTAGCACACGCTCACGACCGGCAGGAGTCTTCACAGACAACTCCCCCTCCTCGCCAGGAGGAAACGCAGACCACAACGCGTCATACGCCTTCAAAAAACCGTCACGAAACCCGCCCACCGGATCCGGGTCAACACCCGACACCAAAACCGGCAGCGTCACCTCGCGAGGCTTCACATTAAACCCGCGCCACTCCGAGCCGTGCACCCCAACATGAGTTTGAGAAAAATGCTCCACTTCAGGCACACCCAAACCGCGCAACGAATCATTCAACAACATGACAGGAGACGACCCCGTATAATCCGTCAAATGAAGCACACGCTCCGGACTATTACCAATCAACGGCAACATAGACCAGGTCACAGTCAAACCAGAACGATCAGACGGGTCAGGAAGAAACATGAACCACACCCCCAATCACACGTAAGCCAACGCGTTCAAAGCGTCACGCTGCTGACGCTCAATCCGCTTCGCAAACTCGTTCGGATCACCATACGTCGGGCCGTTAACATTCACCACAACACTCTTCTCGCTCGCACGCCGATACCTGTCATACGGGGTAAACGAGCCCACCGACGATCGCACACCAAACCGGGCATCCACAGCATCCGGAAGCTGATTCGCCAGGCCAGACATTGCATCCAACGCCAAACCAGCATTACCAGTAATACCCTCAGCCAAACCGGCAACAACCTGCCGGCCAACCTCGTCACGAAACACCCTAGACGGGGAATGAATACCCAACACCGACTTCGCCGCACTCGCAATCTGAGAACCCATATTACGCACCGTATCCAACAGGCCACTCATAGCATTCTTAATACCGTTACCCAAACCGGCCACCACATCACGGCCAGCAGACACCAACAGGGACCCCATATTACCGAGAGCATGCCGAATATTGCCAGGCAAATTCCGGAAAAAACCCAGCACACCATGCACCCCGCTAGACACAGCAGAACCCATAGCATGCATAGCACTAGAAGCCGCACTCCTGGCACCATTAAACCCGCGCACAGCGCCACTACGAACCCTAGACGCCATCGAACTGAAAAACCCGCCAACCGCAGACGCCACCGAAGACACAACACTCCGGATAGCATTCATCGCAGAAGAAACAGCACCACGGGCCGCGTTAAACCCGGACCTCACATGGGAGGCAACCGAAGAACCCAGCCGGGCAAAAAACCCCACAACCGCGTTCACGCCGCCAGAAATGATCGACTTGAAACCGTTAATAAACGCTGACGTAAACGATTTGATATGATTCCAGCCATTCTGGATGGCTGTGCCCATAGACCTGACGCCAGACACTAAATGATTCACAATCCACGTAAGAGTACGAAGAATAGCGCCAAGAATCTTAGCCTCAAAACCGATAACCGCAGCATAAATCTTGCCAATGAATCCAATCACCGCAACATAAATCGGCATAACAACCGGAATAATACGGGCCACCACCTGTAGCACGGCACTAACAACCTGCACCACCACACGCATAATCGACATGATCACCGGTATCAGCGACCGTATCAAACCAACAATCGGCGGCAACACAGACATGACAGCACCCAAAATCTGCTGCACAACCGGCATCAAAACAGGCACCAACTGCATAATGACACCAATAACCTGCCTCACAACAGCAACAACAGCCTGAATAACCGGCATCAGCATAGGCAACAACATGGCAGCAACCTGGGTTACCATACCAATAATCTGGGTGATAACAGGAACCAGCCGGGCAATAAGCATACCAATAACAGGCACCAGTTGAGCAGCCAAACCAGCAACCATACCGATAATCTGGCCAAAAACGGGAGCCAACCTGGCAACCACGCCAGCAACAATCCCGAACAGTGGCTGAATAGCGACCATGATCTGCCCCAAAGCCTGGCCAACCACAGCCACAAGCTGCATCACAGCGGCACGGAACTGGGCGTTCGTAGCAAACATGGCAGCAAACAAGCCGATCACAATACCAACAGGGCCACCCAAGGCGCGAAACACGCCACCAAGCCCCCCAGCGGCACCCTTCAAAGCACCAAACGACGGCAACAGATTCTTCAACGACACCGCCAACGGAGCAAACCCTGCAACAAGCTTCCCAACACCGGCAGCCACAATACCAAACACCGCTGTGCCACCAGCAAACATGGCACCCAAATTCACTTTAGGAACAGGCAAATGCAGTCTCGCAAAAACACCCTTCAACTGCTCCACCTTGGCGCGCATCTGTGCATTCATTCTCGTGATCATGCCCGGCATACGATTAATCCACGCCAAAATAGACGGCATCATACGCTGAATACCAGCATCGACGGCAGCAAACATCGGCTTCACAGAATCCGTCACCGACTTGATAACCGGATTCAACGCAACAAAAATCTGCCGCAACCCGTTAAGAAACGGCGCCATAGCCGTAGCACCCAAATAACCCAGGGCGCCCTTAACATTCTTCATGGCACCCTCAAACGTCTTACCAGACGCCTGCGCAGCACCACCCATGCCAAGCTTCATCGCAGCCGCAAACGTGGCAAAATCAATCTGCCCCTTCGACACCATCTGCGACACCTCAGCAGACGTTTTACCCGTCTGCCTGGCAAGCAAAGACAGGACAGGAACACCAGCCATAGTAAGCTGCAACATGTCATCGCCCTGCAACTTACCGCGGGCCATAACAGACGTAAAAATAGCGCCCGTATCCTGAAACGACTTACCCGAAATATAAGACACATCGGCGACAGTCTTCAACACATCCGTCATCTGACCGCCAGACTTCACACCAGAAGCAGACAACGCCGCAGCCGTAGACGCCGCATCACCCAACGCATACGACGTACCAGTAACAGCCTCAATAGCCGAATTCATAATCGAAGACGTATCAGACGACGTGTGACCCAAACCAGTCAACTTAGCCTGAGCCTCATCAATAGCCATCGCCCTAGCAATACCGCCACCAATAGTCACATCATAAATCGACTTGAGGCCCTTCTTAGCAACATTGATGGCACCCATCATCGCCGCGCCACCCAAAGCCAACTTCATACCTTTAGCAAAAAGACTACCCGAACGCTGACCCTCAGCAGGCATCACCCCGGAAAGCTGTTTACCAACATCCGATTTCAAACCAGGCATCTTCGTATACAAAGACACATATGCGGAAGCAATCTCACCAGACATACACTATTCACCCCATAATATTAATCTCGCGAGACACCCCGCCACCGGCACGAACACGCGCCAAAATATTGTCCACCTGCCCAGACGTAAACCGGGCCCTACGCTCATCAGTAGGCCTCGCCACAGGCTCCGGCTGCCCCTCACTATTAGCAGACCTGTAATGATCCAACATGTCCAACACCGCCCACTCAGACCACTCAAACGGGCGCTGCCAACCATTAAGATGGGCCGCCAACTGACTAGACGTATCGGTACACAACACGCCAGCCAGCCGGACAGCCTCACCCCAACACATCTGCGGGCCACCAACACTATAAACAGAAACACCAAATTTAGTGCGGAAATCGTATTCGATGGCCCCACGATAATCATCAATCAGGCCGTGGAGCCAAACTATTCCCCCAGTGAGGCACCCTTACCGTCAGGCTTGTATTCCATCCACTGGCGGAAAATCTCGGCAACACGAACCATAGGAAGCCCCTCCAAAGCCTCCACCGCGTCAGCCGGGGCGGCAGCCTCCAACATAGAAAACATCACCTCAACCTGGGCGAAATCCGCAGACTCCCCCGACTGGGCAATCCTGGCGGCACGGCGAAACACGCGGGCAGGAACAGCCTGAGCCGTCTCCTCCGCATCCGCCAACACCCAGCTACGGTCACCAATCTTCAACGTGTAACCTGTGTCACTCATATATCAACAATCCCTTAAACTTGTGTATCAGTTATTAGACGGCGGATTCGGATCCGGCTTCGGCGAAGGAGGAGGCGTCGGAGGAGTATCAGCTTTTAAAGCCGTCATCCACCCCCGACCCGACACCGCATCACCCTTATGGTTAATCTGGGCAGGATACGCCTTCAACGTCACACCATACCCGTACACTTCGCCATTCTTGCCCTTAATCTCGTCACGATCGATCAACTCAACCTCAGGGAAATAGTAGCGGATAACCTGATCACCATCAACAATATCCATCAGTAAAGCGTGCACGCCAGTGGTGGCGCCTGGTGAAATATCGAACGAACCCGAATCGGCTCCAGCAGTAACCTTCGACTGCCAAAACAGCTCGATAACCTCTTTCTTGGATTCGATCAGCTGGAAAGAAATCTCGATAGACGACTCCGTAGCCACAGTGCGAACAACATCCGCATTCTGCCAAGCCTTCAAATCATCCGTTTTACGCTCAGGCTTAATCTTAAACCCGTCATCCGACAGATACCCTAAAGCTGTAAGCCCGGAAGGAACCGCCTCCACACCCTTAATAGTATCACCCGCGTGCGCGTCACCAATATAAACGTCGCCAGTAACCGCTGAACGAACATTAGACGCTTTACGTGTTGCAGCCATCACAACCCCCATTAAATATCAAACAATTACATTAAAACAAAAACAATAAGCTTATTCAGACTCAGCAGGCCTACATATCAGCTCAAAAAGCGAATACACATCAAAACGTGCACCATCAACCAGCAAATCAGGGCCAGTAGACCGTTTACAGTACACCACAGGGTCACCGTCCACACCATCAGCCAGCACAGCCTCAACACGACGCGCCAACGACATAGCACGATCCGGCGTATCCGAAAACACATTCACCCGCAAAAAAACACGCTCACGAACATGCAACTGCGGGCCACCATCCAACGCAAGCCAAATCAGGTCACCCTCAAACCGGTCAGGCACCGTCCCTGTACACGGTATCCCCGACAGCCAGCCATCATCCTTGAGCACGCGTTTAGCCCACACGCGAGGATCACCGTAAATGATCACGACGCAGCCCCAATCGACCTCGCCAACGTGCCATGCTTCGCCTCAATCCTTTTACCACCCTTATAGGTGGTACCAATCCTCGCCACAGCCTCAACCCGGTGAACCTGCACCTCCGACGACAAACCATTACGGTATTGGGCCCTATCGAAAGCGTTACCGCCCACATTCGCCGAAGCCGCACGCTTGACACGCTCACCACGCTCAGCCAACATGCCCTGCACCCCAGAAGACTTCAACACCTCACGAATACCCGGCAAGTTCAGCTTCACATTCACATCTTGTGCCACTACCCATCAGCCCTTCTTACGCTTCACATTAACCTGCGTGCCCGCATCCCAGCCAGACATCGGATGATGCCACACCATAGGAGACCCGTCAGCCTCCCACACAACACCCCGAATACGCCACCGGCAACGATAACCGGCACCCACAACAGACTGCTTGAAAAGCATCGACCAATGCTCATAATCAGAGTCACGCCCCGCGGCCTCATCCTCCTGCGAAACGGAAGCATAGATGGCCACGTTATGGAACACAGTCTCGACAGGCTTAGACCAGTCTTCCACCTTGTCGCCAAGATCATCGACACGAACAGTCGGTTGAAGCATCACAACCGTTTCACCATAAGGAAAACTGGTCATATCATATCTCCCACAAAGGGCCAGCGTAGCCGTTAATATTCGACCCGCACGAGCAACCCTCACCCCACACCGTGGAACACACCTCAGAATGGTTCACACTACTCCTCATGGTCGGTGTAATAGTGAACGCTTTACCAGCCCCACCATCACCCTCACACAGCTTCTTCAACGCGGCAATCTCAGAAGGCCACAACAAATTCGTGGGAGTATTAGACCGTGTAGTCTGAGCGAAAGGACCCGCAGACTCATACTGCACCTGGCCCGACACGCCAGTATCATTCCAGCGC